ATTCAACGCAAGGATTCCACAGGTAAAGTTGTCGGTTGGTACGTTGGGGTTAAGTTTGTGCAGAACCACCCTACGGATTTCCCACAGGGTGGATCGACCACAGTGTGGGAAAACCCCATACAAATACCTAGTACTGGTAATAAAATACCTAATACTAATAATAAAATACATCCGTTAGCTGAAGAGTTTGAAAAATTCTGGAATGCTTACCCTAAAAAAGTATCAAAGGAACAAGCTAGGAGAGCATTCTATAAAGCTAAACCAAATATGGAAGTCATCATTCCTGCTCTTGAGAAGTTCAAGGCTTGCCAGCAGTGGCAGGATAAACAATACATCCCTAATCCTGACACATGGATTCGCAACCAACGATGGGAGGACGAGATTATTGTTGAACAAGCGAAGAAAGAATTCACGCCTATTCAAACTACAGATAAAAAGAATCCCATGTGGAAACAGATCAAAGATTCTGGAGAGGAACAAGAATGCATTGAGTGGCTAAAAGAAAATACTACTTCATCGACATACGAATTACGTTGCGTTGAGGAGCGGCACTTGCTAGAATTTAGGAATCGGGTATTTGAGTTTTAACATGAACACTAAAACAAAAGCTAAGTATGCAATGATGATTGCATTCATTATCATTGTGATTGGATACTCATTCGTTGGGTATCTAATCGCAGTAAAATAAAATATGCTACACATAGAACCACAAGACGGAACAGAGTTTTATTTCCTGTGCGAAGATGGAGAGATTTACGGACCATTCAATTCGCTCCAAGCTATGGAAGAACTTTTCAAAAAAGAATCAGAGATTTTCCTAGATGAAGACACAGGTGAATCCAACATCGTAATTCTAAAAAAGATTTCGTCAGCAGTAGTAAAAAAAGAAACGTCAGTAACAATAACACAAACACAAACAACATGAGTACATCAGGACATTGGTATGACAGGAACGGAGAAGCGAAACACACAATCGTTGGCAAGAATGGGAAGATCCGTTCTACCACATTGCGAGATGCAAGGAGCGAGGGATGGTATCCTTCAGTAACAACAATAATGAAGGTGCTTGCAGCACCAGAGCTAGACAAGTGGAAGCAACAGCAAGTGCTGCTGGCAAGTATGACACTACCTCGACAGGTAGATGAGAGTGACGATTCGTATATGAGTCGCGTAATGGAGGACGCATTCAAGCAAGTGGATGATGCCGCCGACCTCGGAACACAGATTCACGCAGCATTGGAGGCACACTTCCAAGGACTGCAATACGCTCCAGAAATGGAATCGTATGTAGCTCCAGTGAAGAAGTGGGCAGAACACAATCGCATTAAATTTTTGCAGCATGAACTTCGTTTAGTTAATCACGAAGTGGGATACGCTGGAACAACAGATGCTTTAATTGAAAAGGATGGAGTGCTTCATATCCTCGACTACAAATCCCGCAAAACAAAAGCGGACTACGAAGTCAAACCATGGTCAAAGGAACCAATGCAAATCAGTGCATACGCTTCTATCGTCGGAGCAAAACGTGGTTGCAATTTGTATATCTCAACAACAGAACCTGGACGTATCGGCGAAGCGTGGTATGACGAAGCAACCCTAGAAAAAGAGTTTAAAGCATTCCAGCACGTTGCCGCTTACTGGCAGCATTCCAACAATTATGTTCCTCCTAAAAAATAGTGCTTGCATTCCATTAAAAAACATTTAATACTAAAAATTCAATGAACACACACTCAGATGACATCAGCGAATTAGCGGTTGCTCTTGCAAAAGCGCAAGCCGAAAACGGAACAGTAACAAAGGATGCAGCTAATCCTTTTTTCAAGTCGAAGTACGCTACGCTTGCCTCGGTTTGGGAAGCAGTTCGTCCTGCATTAACTAAACATGGACTATCAATCGTGCAGATGCCGTCTCACGATGAGCATGGATACTATGTTGAGACAATGTTGATCCATGGAAGCGGACAATGGATCAAGAATAGAACATACATGAAGGTTGTGAAAGACGATCCTCAAGGAGTTGGAAGTTTAATTTCTTACGCTCGCAGATATGCCTTGCAAGCAATGACGATGATATGTCCTGAAGATGACGATGGCGAAGTCGCTATGGGTAGGACACAGAATGTCCAACAACATAAGCCAGTTTTCACAAAGGCTGACGATATTAAAGTTGTGAAGAAAGAAGAACCCAAACCAGTAAAACAAGAGGAACCTAAACTTGAATCTGGAACTTCCAAGTTTAATGGACCTTCACACCAAGAGTTGTTTCAATCTCTTATGAAGGCTGGACACACACAAGACGATTTCATGGCAGCTATGCGCCATTCTGGAGCGATTCCACAGGCAGCTAAAGACTACTTCGCCATGAAGGAAGGAACAGCAGATAAGTTTCTAAAAGAATTAGAAAAAACAACCAACGTAATTATAGAATGGAAAGCATTAGTTAAATAATATGGAATACGACAATACAAATCGTGGAGTTTTGTTTACAAACAAAAAGAAAAATGAAAAGCAACCTGACTTTACTGGTCAAATCAACATCGAAGGAAAAGAGTGGGAACTTTCGGGCTGGAAAAAAACATCCGCTAAAGGAACTGAGTTCACATCTCTTTCAGTACGTGAACCATACGTAAAAGAAACAAAAGCATCTGACACAAAAGATGACATCCCTTGGTAATATGGATGAATCAGATGGAATGGTTTCAAATAGCACTAATCGTGACGATGTTGACGATGATTTTGCTGATGAAAAAGTAAAAGTTTGTCGCATCGACGATCCCGAATGTGAATCATGTCAGTAATCAAAGACCCAGACCTAGACTCGCATCACCTTGGAGTCATTGTAACCAAGCAGATTATGCGCGAAGTAGAGAAAAGCGCAAAGCTGAATTACAGGACTGCCTCAATGCAAGCTAGGTTGGTTATTGAATTATGGTTGCGCGAAGCATGCGGGGTCAAACTAAAGACCCCGCCATGCAAACCAATATATGAAGACATAAAGATAAATTGGGCAGAGGTAAACGATTTCCAATAACATTGGCATGATAAATGCTATGTAAATTCCCGAATGAAAACAGAACATAAACTACGTGGTCAATTCAAAACGCCAAGTGGCATGATGGACAGGATGCAATTTGCAGAAATGCTTGCAGCTAAACATAAAACAGACGTTAAAACTGCACTAACTTTAATTAAAGTTTGCGAGAAAGAGGATGAGATCGAGGAGGATTCCCCCACAAATCACTACGCTTTGTTAGAGGAAGCGTGTCACATTATCGAATTTACGGATGGAAATGTGGATGAGTTGCCTGTTGCGATCTGCAAACCAGAGTTTGCTATTGGTTCTGACCAGTCAATCTTAGATGCCGCCATTGATACTCGCCTAGATAACGGATACTCTAAACTAGCTGAGAGGTATGACTTCGGGCCTCATATGACGCAGTTTAAGCCAAAAGCAGGGGTAATCCCAACGCCAGAAGATTATGCTGGAGCGATTGGGATGGGTGTGGATATGTCATCGAAAGGAATGTGGCTTGCGGGTGATGGCATTCGTCACCTCATGGCAATGGGGCATGAGAATGTATTGGCACAGATTGCAGCATCATTGAAGTTGTCCTACTCACACGTTTCAAACTGGCATCGTGCTGCTCAACGAATCCCTTCTCATCTTCGGCATGAGATTTCCCCTACAGTTGCCATCGAAATTGCTACAGCTAAGTTTTCTGACGATGAAATCGAAAACAACAAGCAAGTTTTGGAGTTGATTCAACAAGCCCGTGCTGAGAAATGGTCATGCGCCGAAGCTCGTAGTCACGTTAAAATGATCAAGGGGCAGGAGCCACTAGGTAAAGTTGTTAAAAACGATAAGTGGGTTAAACATTTCGGAGGGTCAGAGCAACTCTTGATTCTCGCCATCAAACATTGCTTGTCCGCTGAAGCGAGTGAGATTGATCGTGAGTTTTTCCTTGGAAAGTTGCGTGAGATTTTCCATGAGTTAAGCGATAAGACACAGGATATTTTAAATAAAATGATTGAAAAACATGGCAGCGCATAGAAAAACTTACGAGGATTTAACTGAGAAGCAGAAGAACTACGCACTTAATCGAGTGCGTGGTATGTCGTTGTCGCAAAGTTATCTAAAAGCAGGATACACACAGATAGAAACAAAGTATGCGTCAATACGGGGTGCTAAAATTGAACAACGTCCTCACGTTAAAGAATATATCAAACATTTGCGTGAGTCTGAATGGGTGCAGAATGTTTTAACAATAGCAGAAAAGCGTTCGATGCTTGCTGATTTGGCAAGGGTAAAGCCAAATGAAGTAACAGAAGAGAGTCAGTTTGCATCCATCACCATTGATGGAGAAGGTAACAGGAGCATACAGGGGCCAAAGATTTCCGATAAGCTCAAAGCTATCGAGCTAGATGCAAAGATTGCAGGGGAGTTGCGTGAATCTGATGACAAGAATCAAGTTCTAATCCAACTTATCGACGATAGGTTGACCATTGATTCTCCGAAACAAAACCTCTTAGAGCAATGAACTACACAAAAATCGGTGCATTACAAACCCACCGATACATATGGGTTGATAGCCAATACACCCACGAAAATCCAATAGGCCCAGTAGAGGCAATGTGGGTTGGTTTGACATCAATACCATCGAGAGTGTGGGGAATCAATGTGATCTTGAGGGATGGAGGAGCATTGTATCGTAACGTGCCACCTCATGCAATTAGGTTTCAAAAGGATTCGATTAACTGGAGCGTTCAAGATTCGCAACTATGGAATTGCTATTCATATAACTTTGCGGTTTTACAGAACCATATCCTTGCTGGACTACCAGTTACAACTAAGATTAAAGATAAGATATTTTCTGGAACGTATTTATTTTCGACAACTCATTTGCAAGATGGTTGGTCCGACTCTCCAGAGCAAGATAAAGAGTTTATATTTATCCAGTTGTCGAATGGAAGGCTAACTATTCAGCCTACCAATAGGGTTGCATTCATTGACTTGTCATTTACCAATAGCAATCTTCCAAAACTAAAACTGCATGATACTATATACTCATGCGAGTAATAAAAAAGGGAGCATGATTTCTCATGCCCCCTTTTTGTTAGGCTTTTAATATTCGCAATCAGGTTCTATTCCCTGATCCATGTCTCGCCTAGCGCACCTGTAATTGTGTTCCTCCTCTCGTTGTTCCCGCATTTCATCATCGTATTTTCCGTAGTCGTACTCTTCTTCGTATGGCATATTAGTTTAATTTGAATGTGTATAACTGCACGATCTCCATGTACGCTTGCTTCATAGTGAGCTTCCATATGTTTCCAATTGGAATTTTGTATTTGTTTTTAAGCGATACAAGAAGCTCAAGTTGATTCTTAGTTGCTGGTTTTGTGCTGTTTAGTTGGAACATTTTCATAATAAAAAAGATATTATCTTATCCCATAATGTCGTGTGTTTTTTAGTTGTAGCAAGTCTGAAATAGACTGCTGGTGTCCAAAGAGGACGATCCCCTTCGTAGTTTCGTGCGTATGTTTTGTTATGTGTTTTCATTAGTATGCCGTTAGTAGTTTTTCTGCTGCTGCTTTAACTCCTGCGTCCTCCTTGCGGTGGCACAGAATTAAATCCCAAGCAAAGCGTGTTAGCTTTGGCTTTAAAACGGA